ATGAGATCTCTGGGTTGAGTTTGATCTTGGCCAGAAGCCCGCGCGCATCGGCGCGGAGCGACAGCGTTCCCGACTTGGTGGTTCCGAGTAGGAGTTTTGGATCGTGATCCTGGTAGGCGCGAACGTCCCATTCCCCGCGATCAACGGCGGACAGCGAACGATTGAACGCGGTGGACTTCACGATCTCCGGGACGGTTCCATCGGCGGATGGCGAATCCCAGAGCGCGGCGTAGCCTTCGAACTCCATCCCAGTTGCATCAACGGCGCGAAGTTCAACCTTCGCGGTTCGGAACTCAATCCCCATGTTGTCCTCTACGCTACGGGCCGAACTTGCATCGTCGGCCTCGTTGATGATACCCGTCGCCCACGTCCGACCCGCATCCCCACCCCATAGTCCCCACGCGACGCGACCGGCGGATGGGAAGCCGTCTTCTCCACGGTTGAATCCTTCGGCTTGCTTGTCGACTTCATGGCGTGCGAAGAACGACGACATCCGGCGAACGGTGTCGATTGGGAGGTTCTTCCCCGCGGCGATGTCGCGGGCGCGCGCAACCCCAACCAGAGTCCCGCCACGGTTGAACTCACGCCGCCATTCAAGGGCTTGATTGGCCTCGCGAACCATCTCGTCGTTCGGGACATAGCCGTTCGGATCAATGGCCACTAGATGTTCGCCTGGTAATCGTAGACTTCCAACACCGCATTCGCTCCTCCGGCGATGGCGTAGAGGACATCCCCATCCGTGATCTTGACGGTGATGGCCATTGTGTTTTTTGGAATGTTGAACCCGTCCACGGTATTCACCGCGGTTCCGCCGATGTAGATCTCCGCGTTGGAGTTATTGAACAACGTCATCTCGTGAACGATGTCGGGGAGTGCGGTTCCGATTGCGACCGGTGTGGCCGTTCCGACAGCGTAGTGGCGCGTCCCGAATCGTGGCATTTAGAGCCTCGCGATGCGCTTGGCCTCGGCGGGGTCCATCCCCGCCCCGATGAGAAGCGCGTAGATGTCGGCTTTCTGGCGCGCACCGGCGAGCGTCGCATCCGCCTGGTTGAGCGGTTGTCGATAGGCGGACGCGGACGGATCATCGATTGGGGATAGGTCTTCGATCTTGCGGATGTCGGAGATGCTCTCCCAACCTTCTTGGACGGCGATGCGGTGAGCCTCATACCGGTCGCGTAGATTGCCGCGGAGTAGTGCATCCATCGACAATCGGACGAACGCGTCTGGGAGCGGGATGAGCGTGGAGAGCGCGCGTTCGATCTTCTCGGCCAACGGTCGGAGCGTGTACGAGATGAACGCGGCGTTGAGTTCGGACACGGACGAGAACGACATCGAGCCTGGAGTCGTCATGGCCAACAGCGCGGGCGGGACACGGAAGATGCGAGCGATCTCCGCCACCCCAAACTCGCGGGACGATAGGAGTTGGGCATCTTCTGGGCGGAACGACAACGCCTTCCAGGACGCGCCGCCGCTCAACACCCCGACGGAATACGAGTTGGAACCCGTGTGGGCGCGCGCCCATCCTTCTTTCAAGTTGCGGATTTGTTCGGCCGTGAGCGGTTCGGTTGTCTCGATCACGCCCGCCGGTGTGGATGCGGACGAGAAGAAGTTGGACGCGGATTCCTCCAACGTGATCCCCAGTCCAATGGTGCGGCGTAGTGCTTCGATTGGATTGATGCCGCGATCCTGTCCTGGGAATCGGATCAACGGGATGTGGAGAATCGTGTCTGTTCCGAACGACACGCCGTTCACGTTTTCACCGTTGCGGACGACGTATCGAACTTCTGCACCGGTGCGGACGATCTCCACGCTCTGGGGATTTAGGACTCGAACTTCAAGCGGTTCCAACGTCTGGGGATCTTTTGGCGCGTACACGAAGGCGTTCCCGTTCATGTAAAGGCTTACGACAATCTCCGAAAGCACGGACTGGACCCCGATCGCCGGTTCCGATGCAAGCGGGGTGAGCAACCACGCGGGCTTCGATCCGCCTGGACGATACGGGCGACGTTGGCCGTTGTCCCGAACGTAGGAGTCGATCGGCATTGTCGAGATGAGGTCGGACAGGAGCGTGATGCAAGACCAGGCCGAAGCCAATCCGATCGTGGACTTTTCATCAACGCGGGTCGCGCCGAAGATCGGGGCGCGATCGAATGCCTGGGGTAGTAGGCCAAGCCCGTTGAGGTTGCGCGATTCGTTCCCGGTTCCCAGGACGCGGCGGAGGATGCTCACTTGTTATCCTTTCGCGTGTAGCCGATGGCGATCAACACAATCCCGACAATCCCGACGATAGACGCGGGGTGGACGAGGTACGCCGCCAACAATAACATCGCGAATCCCGCCAGTTCCAACACGTTCGACATCATAGGGCGATGAACTCCACACTCCGAGCGGGCTTGTCCGCTTCGCCCGCATAGTACCGCGCCCGATCAAAAGCCATCACCATCGCAACCGCGAGGTCGATCTTGCGGGGACTCCCGCGGTGTTCCTTGACGATGCGTGGCCCGAACCGGTCGATCTTCACGGCGGAGTTTGTGAGGTGGCGGGTAAGCGCGGCGGATAGGTGCGGGATGCCGCCCCAATGGATTTGATCCTGGGACACGGCTTCGGCCACCTTCTGGCACGCGCTCACCATGCGGACGGGTGATTGGGCGTAGTTCACCACCCGACCGGCGAACGGGCCTTCGCGGTCCAACGCTTCCAACGAACGGGACCATCGGAACGGGTCCGCCGATAGTTCAAGCACGTTCAACCCACGGACTTCCACGAGGTCGCGGAGATCCTGTTCTACTTGGCCGATGTCGACTTGCCAATGGGGATCATCCAATGGGCGTTCATAGAGGAGCAACGGCTCGACGAATCCGTCCAACGTACACGCCACGGCCGCGCTCGCGTCCAACTGGAATGAGCCGTCCCAAGCCACCACGCACGGCTCCCCTGGTTGGATTCGCCGGTCGGACTCCAACCGTTCCCACGCCCCGTTCGGGAGCCATTGGGAGGTCGTCGAGACCCACCGGTTCAACCGCTTCGTCTGGAACTCCACGGGTGAGATCGATCGCGCGGCGGCTTCGAAGTCTTCGGGATCAAGGAAGTCGCCGAATGCGGGGTTGGCCATCTTCCAGGCTTCGGCCGAATCCCACGCGATGGATTCGGGCGCGTGAAAGTATCGGAAGAAGAACGCATCATCAACGACTTCGCCGGACTGGATTCGCGTCCCGTATTGCCAGAGCCGAAAACAAATCGAATCTTGCCCACGGGAATCCGTCTTCGAACCCGCCGTTGAGATGGCCAACACGAGCGGGTTCCGTCGGGTTCCCGATCCTAGGTTCACGGCGGACCATAGACGGTCGTCTGGTTGGACGTGGAGTTCGTCGAAGATCACCATCGACGGGTTCGTTCCTTCGGCCCGTGATCCGTCGGACGATAGGACGCGAAGCACGGAACCGGTGTCGGGGTATTCAATCACGTCCCGCATGACGCGGAGTTTCTTCGACAACACGGGATCCAGTTCCACCATGCGCGCGCATTCGCGGAACACGATCCGCGCTTGTTGCCGGTCGCCCGCGCAAATCAACACCTCGGCCCCCACCTCCTGGAACAATCCGAACAGGGCGATCCCGGACGCGAGCGTGGACTTGCCGTTTTTTCGTGGGAGTAGAAGTAGGCCGCGCCGGTTCTTCCGCCTACCGTCTGGCCGCACCTCGAACAGTCCGTCCAAGATCTCGCGTTGCCAGGGTCGGAGCGCGATGAGTTGTCCCGCCTCGTCGCCTTTCGACGATCGACAGAACGTCTCGATGAACTCCGCGACGAATGGCCCGTCTGTCCTAGGCGCGGCGGGTCGCGCGGATGATCGCGTCGAGTTTCGCGGTTGCCGAGTTCGCTTGTTCGCCAATCTCCGACCTCAATCCAACTCTGGCCGCGGGCGTTAGTCCCAACTCCCGCGCGTACTTTTTCACCGCGTCCGCATTATCGCGGACGATTTGGTGGAGCGGGTTCTTGACGAAGTTCCCGTCCCGCCCTTTTAGGAGCGGCCCCGTCTTCGACAGCATCGCCTCCGCCTCCTGGTATCGAACGAACGCTTCCGAGTATAGGCGGAGGAGATCTTTGTCCGCGGATGTGAGGACACCGGTCGGACCCAGGGCGGCGACGACGCGTTCCCAGACTTCGCGCGCTTCTGGCCGTAAGTCCGCGGGCGGCGTGAGCGGCCCACCGGCGGGGATAGGTTCGGCGTAGTTCACCACGGACGGCCGCGTCTCGCCCGCCAGAAGGCGGAGGCGGGTTGGCTTCGGTGCGGGTCCACGGGTTCCCATTGGGTGATTCTAGATCCGCGCTCGTTGCAAATCCCCGAACGTCGCCGTGCCTTGCTTCTTTTTGAAGTGCGGGATGTTGTTGGCCACGATCCCAATCCGATTCGTTGGGGCCGTGATCGCGAGGATGTCCGATGCCGATTGATCGAAGTATCCCGCCGCGTCGAGCGCGGCTTTCGTGGGGAAGACCTCCGCGTGCCGGTCGCGTTCCACATCGATCAAGTGGTCTTCTTTCCCGCCCATCGAATAAAGCCAACGGAAGTTGTCTGGGGCGTGGCCTTCGACTAGGCGTTTGAACATCGACACTTCTTTGGTGTAGGCGTAGAAGACGACCGCCGGGTGATTGGCCGCGATTCGCAACCAGGCCAACAGATAATCGGCGGTGAAGAAGTCCCCCGAATCGTGGATTCGAACGTACGATCCCGGCTTGATGTAGCGGGTGATCTCATCGTTCATCGCCTGTTCCCATTCGTCGGGTGTATCAATGACGAGTTTGAGATTGCGGGCGTGGGCCGCCTTGACGTTCTTGAACCGGAACGTCCCGCTTCGGGCGTAGCATAGGGCCGCGCACGCGCCCGCCTGGGGACACGTGTGAATCGTTCGGCCGTCGTCTAACTTCGCACCCAGGGCCGGAAGCGTCCAGTTCCACGCGCCCACCTCGCGGAGTTCACGGTTCTGTCGCAACAGTCGCGTCATGTGTGCCTCCTATTGGAGCGCGCGGATTGCATCACAGCATCCTCTCCCCGATGGAATCGGGTCGCATCGTTCCTATGCTTCGCGCGCTCGTGCGTTGGATTGTACCGCCGCGGGGTACGGTTGAGCAAGCGGCGTGATTTGTTCGCGCATCGCGTCATCCAGGGGCATCAAATAGCGGTGCTTCCCCGCCTTGATCACGGCCGTCGCGGTAGGCGAAAAGAACTTCTGCACCGCTTCCAGGGAGTTGGAGCAACCCTTTTGGACGACGCTTCGCGGATGCCAAATCCGTCCGTTGATCTTGTAATACCGCGCGTCGCCCATCGTGCCGGTGTAGATCCAACCGCCCGCTTTATAGATCCCGCCCGAATGAGACGACTAGCCGAAGCCCTGGGAATGCTTTCCGCAACATCCGAAGCGCGATCGCGATCACCCGCGACACCGGCGTTCGGTGGGTCGTCATCGACACGCGAACCAGTTCGCACCCTTCAAACTGTCCTAGGCCATAGGGCTTCAATAGGTTCGGGGTTGCACCACCACCGAAGATCACCGTCCCGACAAACTTGTCGTCTTCCCACACGCCGAACGTGACGAGTTTGAACGTGGGCATTTGGCGGGAATAGTGCCACTTCTCGACGGCGTACTTCGCGGCTTCGCGCGAACAGTAATCGACCCGAAGGCTAGGCCCGCCATTCATAGCCGCACCCCGGACACTTGATCGCGTTCTTCTGGTCGAGTTTGGACTGTTGATCAAGCGTGGACGTGCCGAACTCTGGGGCTTCCGCACCGGTCGCGCGCGCTAGGTTCGACAACAGTTCCGCGACCTCATTCGATGACGGGGTGATCTCCGCGAGCAACTCGCCCAGGCGCGTCGGATCGGCGAACGCTAGATCGCCGAGCGGATCGTAGGTGGCCAGAACAACGCGCTCCTCGTCTTCGGATAAATCAACGTAGGACACGGGGATCTTCGATTCGTTCCGCGTCATTGCCAGTTCGACCCGAAGGTGGCCGTCGATCAATCGGCCCGTTCGTTGATTCACG